CGTAAAAATATTTATCAGTATGTAATAAATTTCTATGTTGTTGCATCTCTAGAAATACATCCTCTACACAACTATTCCTTTTTATTACTTCGTCTAAAATAGAGTTGAATTTTTCTTCCATTTTATTCATTTCCTTGTGCGTTTTCGTAGTATTTGGCTTGATATTCTTCCCAAGCTAATTCAATACCTTCTGTGAAATATTCTTCATCATTAACACCATAAAATAATCCGTTATTATTAATAAGGTGTCTATATTGTTGCATTTCTTCAAATACGTCCTCAATACAATCATTTCTTTTTATTGCTTTGCCTAAAATAGTGCCAAACTTTTCTTCCATTTCTATTAATTGATTTTGATAAAATCCCATTTTATTTCCTTCCTAAAAATTATCGCAAGTTATTTCAACAGTTAATATATTTTTTTCATCACTTCTAGTAGTAGATACCATTTGTAATAAATCTCTATCGGTATTTAATAGGAACAATAAAAACTCATGTAAATCTAAGACAGTATCACAAGTTTTAATTGTTTTAATCTGTTTTACTTGTTTACTTTTTGGTAGCTTTACATACTTTTCTTTTTTATTATCCCATTTACTTTTAGGCGTACTTTCGTTAGTTATCTTTATATTCTCAAAATTAAAATACATTTTATTTCCCTTCTATTGATTATCAAAAATTGTATATATTATTGTTAGTAGTATTACCGTTATTATTATTGTTAGCATTTTGTTTTATTCTCCTTGATTGTTCTAAATGTATATCGCAATAACATTCGCCGATTTTGATTATTAATGATTTAAATGCACGGGGACTTAACGCCCCCATGTTATAAAACGTATTAATTCTTTCCATAATCTTTTCTAATATTGCTCTATTATCTTTATTTGCTTCTATTTTATCGTTAAAATATTCGGTGTTTCTTTTCCAATATTTCATTAAAGAATTTTGCATTTATTTACTCCTCTATTATTTCAATTTCATTATCATTTAAAAATATTCCATATTCTTCTAGAAATTGTTCTTTTAGTATTCGGATATATTCTTCTTTATTTTCGGCTTCTATATTATTACCACCAAATTTAAGGGTAATATTTGATTGATATTCTTTCATTTTATTTACTCCTCTATTGCTTCAAAAATTGTAGCTTCGCATTCTTTCGCAAGTTTATCTAATGATTGAAAACATCTATTATAGGTGTCTTCATTATCAAAACTTGCAACGTGCCACGTTGCTATTTCTCTTTTGTCGGTAAAATATACTTTAATCATCTGTTTACTCCCCATAAATAATTAATTATTTCTAATGGGGTTTTTTTGTCAGATTTTAACAAATTGGATAATTGATAAAGAGTATTATTGTCATCATCATCAACGGCATATATACCACAATATCCATTCGCATGATTAACGCCATATATACCATTATCTAATTCAACAATTATATTTGCATTATCTTTATCTATTGTGTTTATTAACTTAATCATTATTACCCCCTATTTTTAAAGGCGGATTTTTTTAAAGTATTAACGGCGTCTTTATAAACTTTTTCGGATTTTCTTTCTATATTAAGAATATCGGCAATTATATTTAATTGTCTACCGTTCATATTATTAATAGCTTCTTTATTTATTGATTTAGCTATTATTGTATTAACGGCGTTATCAGGTATTTTATAACCATTATCAACTATTGTTATATAGTCGCTTATATTACGCCTTGTTTCTTTTCTTTGTTTCTTAGTCATTATATTAGTTCCTTATTATTAAAATTATATTAGTAATATTATACTTTACTTTTACTGTCAATATAAAGTTTACAATATTATTATAATAGTACATTTTATACTTGTAAAATTTATTATTACATATATACTATAATCATAATAATAATAAAGGCGTTTTAAAATGGTAAATTTAATTAACAATCTTAATAAGAATAAAATAATTAATAATCTTCAAGAAATTCATATCTCACAATTTAAAGATAAGAATAATAAAATGTTTGGATTTAAAGCAATCGGAACTAATACAACTTCTAATAATTTTTGTTTAAAAATGTATAACCCTAAAAGCAAAGCAAAAGTCAACAAAACTAATTTAGAAGATAATATTAATTTAATGAATTATGTTAAAATATGTAATTTTAATAAATGGTGCAATTTTACTCTATGGACGAAAAGAAAAGATATTATTAATAAATTTTTTGATAAACATCAAAAGCCTGATAATTTAATTATTGTTTATAGTAACCCTATTATTGATAAACCTATATATGAAGCGTTCGGTTATTTTGATAAAGTTTTTAATAATGTAACTGAAGATAATTTGAAAGACTTGCAAAATTGCACGGGGCAAAGATGTATAGATTGCTTACGTTGTTATAATAAAAGCGACGATATAAAAGATAATATTATATTTGAAAAAACCAAAAAACAAAAAAAAGATAGTAAAAATATTTGCGAGTCTTGTTATTCTCACCGTTCTATAAATTATCGTCATCACACTATGAAACCACCATTACAACGTAATAGCGATTTATTAACAAAAGAATTAAAAGAAATTCAAATACCAAAAATAATAGATAGGTTTTTTCGGTTTAATCATCACGGCGAATTAATAAGCTAGTAAAATAATTCTTTACATATATATATATAATATGCTATTATAAGTTAATTTTAATAAATAAGGATTTAAGAAATGACATTAAGAGAAATTGAACTAGTAAAATATATTATTGATAAGATAGAAAAATGTAATTTAGATATGAGAGTCAATCAAAGAGAAATAGAAGAATTAAAAGAAAAATATCAAAATAAAGAAGAAGACAAGCTATATACTGAAGATTACGGTATATTATACGGGCAAGGCTTACGCCTTGAAACTGTTAATAGTTTATATAAAATGGATTTAAGAAATATTTTAGAGTATGGAAAATATTAAATAAATAATATATGAAAAAAGAAGCCCCGATTTTTTCGGGGTTTTTTATGTAATAAAATGCTTTACATATATATATAATATGCTATTATAAAATAATAATAATAACAAGGATAGAAAAATGAGAGATAATTATAAATATAACGGTTGGACGAACTACGCAACGTGGCGTATTAATCTTGAATTAATAGATATAAATCAAGATTATTGGTTTTCAGTTATTGACAATTTAAAAAAAGATTACGAAAACGCCGACGCATTTGTAGACGGTGATGACATTAAAAAAATGTTTTCTATTAGAAGAAAATCAGAAATAATAAACGAATTAATGGATAATATAAAAAATGATATAGAAGATACGATTTTAAATAGTACCAATACAAAAAAGGGTCATGATATACATGATAATTTTGCGTACAACTACGCCTTGGCTTTTGTAAGTGATGTTAATTATTATGAAATCGCAGAAGCATTGGTAGACGGTCATGACATCGGTAAGATGTTTTTTAAATACAAGCTAGAAAGAACTTCAGAAGAATAATTAACTATTAAAAATAATACTTGAAAAAAGAAGCCCCGATTTTTTCGGGGTTTTTTTATGTAAAAAATTACTTGACAATCTAAAGAATATATGATAAAAAATAGTATATTTTTTAATTAATAAAGGGGCTTATACTATGTATAGACAAATAAAAACAAAAGAAGACGGCTTAAAACTGCAGAAAGAATTTCTAGCAGACCGTGAAAATTTTACTTATCCAAACTTGCCTGAAAAATTCCCAAAAACTAAAAAGGGTTTTTTTCTTTGGTGTAGTCAATTTGAAGAATTAGCAATTCATTCATACAATGCGGGATATATTAGCTATGCGGATATGGTAGCTATTAGCCCTGAATTTGCAGAAAATAATCAATTATTTTAAGAAAAGAAGAAGCCCCGATTTTTTCGGGGTTTTTTTTATGTAATAAAAAGCTCAAGCATAAAATCGCAGAAAAGCCCCGTTTTTACGGGGTTTTTTTATGTCTAAAAACCTAAAAACGCCGTCAAGACTGTAAAAGCAATATTTACATAGTAAACCATATAAAAACATTAAAACGCTTGTATAGTCCTTAAAACTCGTTTAAACTATGTCAACACTTTTTTTTAAAATATAGAGTTTTTTCAAATGGTTAAAGAATTAAATAATGCAGAAAATAAAAACGTGGCAAGGCGTGGGCGACCGAAAGGCTCTACCAACCGACACGCTATATCTTTAATAAATCAAATAAATCTAGCTATTGAAGAAGCCGTTCAAATATTGCCAACCCGTCACGGCGTGACGTTAGCCGAAATTTTAGCAGATAGCCTGAAAGCCAATCCCACGGCTACGCTTCAGGCTATCGGAAAATATTGTCCGCCTGATATTAATGTGAATGTACAGCATTCCCCGTTTACCGAAGCATTACAAGCGATAAATGATAGAATTATAACTATTAATGATGATGTTGACGAATTGCAATAGGTTTATTAGACCTATTACACGGATTATATAACCTATTGATTGTCAATACTTTTTTATATATTAGAAAATATATTACTATAATAAATATGTGGATAATGTAAAATAATACTTGACAAATAGAACAATCTATGATATAATAGATGTTCTGTTTTTGTTCCTAGCCACCCCCCTATAAATTATATGCGGGTGCTGTAAATTTAAATTACCCCCCTCATAAAAAAATTTTTTATAAATATGAACAGGGGGTGAAAAAAATATTTGACATGGTTTGTAGCATAAGCTAGTCTTTATGTTATATAGGGTTTTTATGCACAAAACAGAATACTCCTTATAAAAATTTTATATCCTTTCATTATTATTAAAATTAAAACTACCTTGTGTCGTCGAAAGGCGACACTACGGGTTTAAGTATGGCAAAAGAAGAATTTAATGATGCGGCTAAAACGCTTCTTGCTTTGCGTGATGACCCGGTGCTGTTCGTCCGCACCTGTCTACAGGCAGAGCCACAGAAGTGGCAGAGAGAAGCCTTACAGAACATAGCTAACAATAATCGTTTGTCCGTTCGTAGCGGTCACGCAGTTGGCAAAACGACGTTTCTTTCGTGGACAATATTATGGTGGTTAACAACGCATTACCCCTGCAAGATTGCTGCCACAGCAAACTCCGCATCTCAGTTAGAACAAATATTGTGGTCTGAGATACAGAAATGGCATAAAATGATGCCTGAAGGCTTTCAGAACGAGTTGGAGTTTCGCTCCGATAAGATAACCTTAAAGAACGCCCCTGACAGCTTCTGCGTTAGCCGTACAAGCCGAAGAGAAAATCCGGAAGCGTTACAAGGTTTCCACTCCCCCAATATGTTATTTATCATCGATGAAGCATCAGGTGTTCCTGATATTATTTTTGAGGTTGCACAAGGTGCGATGTCTACACCGGGTGCAAGGACAATTATGGTTGGTAACCCCAACAGGTCTACAGGCTATTTCTACGACTCCTTTAATAAAAACATTGAGAGTTGGCAAACAATGACTGTATCTTGCTTAGACGCTGATACAGTAGACCCCCAATACATAGAAGACATGAAAAAACAGTATGGGGAAGATTCGAATGTGTTTAGAGTCAGAGTTCTTGGGTTACCCCCTGAGACTGACGATAACGCTATTATGGGTCGTGCACTTGTTGAATCCGCTATCGACAGAGAGGTAGACCCTATAGAAGTGTTCCCTGTATGGGGAATAGACGTTGCCAGACATGGCAGCGACCGTTGTGCTCTGTGCAAGAGGAAAGGCAACGTAATAACTGAGCCAATAAAACATTGGGGTGGTAAAGACCTCATGGAGACTGTTGGTATTATTATGGCAGAGTATGAGTCTACGCCTTTCAGAGACAGACCAAGTGAGATATTGGTTGATTCAATCGGTCTTGGTGCAGGTGTCGTGGATAGATTGGTAGAGTTAGATTTACCGGCTAGGGGCATCAATGTAGCGGAAAGTTCTAGTTTATCGGGTCGATATATGCGATTACGAGATGAATTGTGGTTTAAATGCCGTGAATGGCTAGAGCATAAAGATTGTCAGATACCTGACCAAGATGAACTCATTGTCGAACTAACTGCAGTACAGTATTCTATTATGTCTAACGGAAAATTCAAAGTCGAGAGCAAAGACGAAATGAAAAAACGTGGCATGAGAAGTCCTGATGTTGCTGACGCTCTGATGTTGACTTTTGCAAGTAATGCAATTCGTGCTTCAGGCAACAATGCGGGTTATAAATTCAACCAAACTATTAATTACGGTGATAGTGGGTGGATTGTATGAGCGAAGGAAATATTGTTAACTTTCCAAATCCGGAAGAACTTGATATCCATGATGAACAATTTTGGGAGCAATGTTCTGAAATATACCATATGTTTGCCAATACGTCATTATCGTTAATGCGTATGGGTGTAGCAGATGGGCACGAGGTAGCCGGTGCACTTTGTGTCGTGGCATTAAGTATTCTCAAGGGGCAAAACATGACAGAAGAAGAAATTAAAGATTTTTCTGCTATGATTTTTCACAGAGATTAGATGCCACCTACTAATAGAAGAACGCACATTTTAATTATTTAAGAACAGCTTTATATTGTAGGTGGTAATGCAAAGTTTTAAAAAATATAGGGGGCAAGGCAAATGAAATGTTGGCATTGTAATACGGAACTTATTTGGGGTGGTGACCACGATATAGAAGAAGAAGACGAAGATTATGAGATGGAGACGAACTTATCGTGTCCTGAATGTCATAGCTTTGTCGTTGTATACTCACCGAAAGAAACAAACACAAAACAATAGGAAAAACCATGTCTTTATATGAAAATATTAATAAAAGAAAAAAAGCGGGAACATCAAGGTCTGCAAAAAAGTCAACGATTTCTTCTAAGGCTTACTCTGATATGAAAAAAGGTTTTCCTAATAGTAAGAAAAATAAAGCCAAAGCAAAAAGCAAAAAGAAGAAATAATGGCTAAAAAACCAATATTAACACAACGTCAAAAAAATGCTTTAAGTAATCATAAGAAAAAAGGCACTCACACTAAAAAACATATGGCTAGTATGAAAAAAGATATGCTTAAAGGTATGACTTTTACTCAAGCACATACTAGAGCCATGAAAGGTGTAGGGAAGTAATGTCTAATGGCTAAAGACCCAATATTAAAACGTATTGGTGTAGAAGGTTATAATAAACCAAAAAGGACACCTAGTCACCCTACTAAGTCTCACGTTGTTGTGGCAAAGGACGGTGAGAAAGTAAAAACTATACGTTTTGGTCAACAAGGTAAAACAGGTGACAAGACGATGACAAAGAGAGCAAAGTCATTTAAGGCAAGACACGCAAAGAATATTGCAAAGGGCAATATGTCTGCTGCTTTTTGGGCGAACAAAGTCAAGTGGTGATATGGCAATTAGGGATAAACGCACTATCGAAGGCATAAAAGCTGAGTTAGAAGTGCAGCTTGAGTTCACTCAAGACCCTAATCTCATTGTTTTTACTCCTTTGATGGGGTTAGGTTTGGTAGATATCGTCACACTCAATAGAGAAACAGGTGAGTTTAAGGCTTATGATGTTAAGTCGAGGAACTACAGGAAGTCGAATTACATAGCAAAAGATGGGTGCTATAGGAGAACAAAAGGCAGGTTAATCTTAAGACCTCGCACAAAAGAACAAAAGAAATTAGGCGTTGAAATTATTTATCCTAAAGAAAGAGATGACAAATGAAAATGTATATGAAGAAAACAACTGTTAAGAAAAAGAACAAAAAGACAAAACCAAAAACAAAGAAAAAGGGTAAGTAATGCCATTCAGTAAATACAGTTCTAAACAGAAGAAACTTGCGAGGACTGCAAAACCTAGAGATAAAATTACAGGTGAAGACTTTAAGTCTTTAAAAAAGAAAAAGAAAAAGAAGAGGTAATCCCATGCCGGAAATGGACGATAAAACTCTACAGGCTTTAATAAGCGACCACATGGTTGATGCGGTTAATTATTACGATACTGAGTATTCTACAGACAGGGCAGAAACACTTGATTACTATTTAGGTGAGCCTTTTGGTAATGAAGTCGAAAACAGGTCACAAGTTGTTGCTACAGAAGTATCAGATACAATAGAGTTTTTGATGCCGCAACTGATGAAAGTTTTTCAATCGTCAGACCACTTTGCAAGATTTATTGCAAGAGAGTCTGAGGATATAAAAGCAGCAGAACAGGCAACAGATTTAGTTAACTATGTTATAAACAGCGATAATAATGGTTTTGTTAATATATATAATTGGTTTAAAGATTCTTTGCTTTTCAAAATTGGTGTTATTAAAACTTTTTGGGAAGAGAAGATACAAACTGTTGAAGAAAGTTATGAAGATTTAAGCGAAGAAGAATTAACAATTCTATTAGACGATGATGATGTCGAGGTTGTATCTCAATCTATTAATGAAGTAGGTATCATTGATGACGGTATTGAGGGTATCGAAGATAACGTAGAAGAAATATTAGAAGACGCTGTACAGGGTGAAAATCAAATACCTTTGAGCGTGACTTACGACGTAGAAATCAAAAGAAAGAAGAGCAGCGGAAAAGTCAAGATTATGAACATACCGCCGGAGGAGTTCCTTTTCTCAAGACGTTCTGTATCACTAGAAACTGCTGACTTTGTTGCTCATCGCTCTTCAATGAAAGTAGGCGACTTAGTTGACTTAGGCTATGACTATGACACAATCTTGTCTCATTCCGGTTACAATGAAATTGACAATGAAGCAGAAGTGCAACAGCGTTTCCAAGACGTAGAAGCCGGTACACGCCATGATGGTAAGAACGACCCTACAATGCACGAATGTCTTGTTACAGAGATGTATCTAAGAACAGACTACAACGGAGACGGCATACCTGAGTTAAGGCGAGTATTAACTGTAGGAGAAGGTCATTTTATATTAGAGAATGAAGCCTTTGACCATATACCTTTCTGCATAATATCACCGATATTAATGCCACATAGAATGATTGGTCGCTCTGTTGCTGAGATGGTTAAAGATTTACAACTTATCAAATCAACTATATTAAGACAGTTGCTTGATAATATGTATCTAACAAACAACTCACGAGTAGGTGTTGTCGAAGGTCAGGTAAACTTAGAAGATTTACTATCGGCAAGACCCGGTAATATCGTGCGTATGAGAGCACCCGGTATGGTGCAGCCATTAGCTGTTCCGCAGATTGGTACAGCAGGTTTTAATATGCTTGAGTATATAGACCAAGTGCGTGACCAACGTACAGGTTTCTCAAAAGCAAGTTTAGGTTTAGACCCAAAGGTGTTGCAGTCAACAACGGCACAAGCTGTTAATTCTACAATACAGGGTTCACAGCTAAAGACAGAAATGATTGCTCGTGTATTTGCAGAAACAGGTTGCAAAGATTTAGCAAGAATTGTATTGCATCTATGTCAAAAGCATATGACAAAGGAACGTATTATTCGTGTTCGTAATGAGTATGTTACGATTGACCCAAGAGATTGGGAAAAAGAGTTTGATATATCTGTTGAGGTCGGTCTAGGTAACGGAAAAGAAGAAGATAAAATGGCTATGCTTTTACAAGTAGCCGGTAAGCAAGAGCAACTTATACAGACACTTGGTATGGGTAACCCTGTTGTTAAACCAAGTCAGTATGTCAATACGTTAAATAAGATAATCGAAATGGCAGGATTTAAAGATACATCACAATTCTTTAATTCAGCAGAACAGATTGACCAACTTCTTGCACAGCAACAACAAGCTGCTCAACAGCAAGGTGGTGTGTCGCAAGAGTTTGAGTTACAGAAACAAAAACTACAGGCAGAAATTGCCTTAGACCGTGAGAAGATGATGATGGAAATGCAGTTAGAGCGTGAGAAGTTCCAACAACAGATTGCATTACGTCGTGAAGAACTACAAGCAGAATTAGATTTAAGAGAGCAAAAATTAGCATTAGGCGGAGCGATAAGTACGAATCTACCTAAAGCATAGTAGGGGGAACAATGTCACTAGATGACGAAAGACAACGTGGGTTGTTAGCAGAGACTCTGCGAAACAATCCTTTGCTGAAAGAGATATTTCAGACATTAAAGGATTCTTACATTACGGATTGGTCACAGACTGAATTAAGTGATGTTGAGAGTAGGGAACAATCTTTTTATTTGTTGAAAGCACTCAATGATATAGAGGGTCAAATAGACTCTATCATATCAACGGGTAGATTAGCGAGTCAACAAATGAGGAATATTGTTCGTAATAATAACAAATAATGGAGAAGCAAATGGTTGGGATTCCCGATGAAGGAACTGACACGGTTGCATTAGATACCAACGATGCAATCAATTTACTTTTGAATAGAGATAACACCCCTAGTCAGGCAAGTGAAAATATTCAAGAGTCGGAAGATACTCAAGAAACAGTATCGGTCGAAGAAGCAGACAATGAAGAAGTGACGGAAGTTTCACAAAACTATTCCGAAAGTTCTGAAGAGTCCGCAGAAGACTATCAGGATAGTGAAGAATCTGAGGAAGAAACTACTGATGTTTATGTAGCAACAGTTGATGGAGAACAGGTAGAAGTTACTGCAGACGACCTGTTAAAATCTTATCAACTCGAAGCGACCGCACAGAAGCGATTGCATGAAGCGGCAGAGGAGAAGAAACGTATTCTCGCTGAAGCACAGCAAGTTGAAGCGGAAAGGAAACATTATGCAGAAAATCTAAATTTAGTGATGCAACAGATGCAGCAAAATCAGTCAACGATGACTAATGAGCAATGGCAACAGTTGTATGACGAAGACCCCGTCGCTTATGTAAAAGCGAAGGAGGATATTCGTACACAACAAGATAGATTTCAAGCATTGCAACAAGAGCAGATGGTACTTGCAGAAAGACAATTACAGACCGAACAGGCAAAACTCCTTGAACGGATTCCTCAATGGAAAGATGCCGAAGTAGCTACGAAGGAACGTAATAATATTGTTACCTATGCCAAGCGATTCGGGTTTACCGAACAAGAAATCGCTGCTACAGCAGACAGCCGTGTTGTCGATTTACTCAGACGTGCCTACTTATATGATGCGTTGCAACAAAGAAAACCAACTGCAACAAAGAAAGTAAAGAAAGCACCGAAGATGTTACAGGCAGGGCAGCCGAAAGCGAAAGTAAATGTTTCCGAACAAAACCGAAAAACGGCTTTTGATAAATTAGCGAAATCGGGTCGCAAAGAAGATGCGATTTCATACTTACTAACTAAATAACTGATTAAGGAAAAACAAAATGGCAACTTACGCAACAGCAAATGCGATTGGTCAAAGAGAAGATTTATCCGATATCATTTACAGAGTTGACCCTACTGAGACACCTCTTGTGACAGCAATGGCAAAAGAGACTACATCAGGCGTGACAACTGAGTGGCAGGTACAAGAACTTGCTGCTGCGGTCGATACAAACTATGTAAATGAAGGTGCAGACTACTCTTACGTCAATCCAACTGCTACAACAAGACTGAATAATGTCCACCAGATTTCTGCAAGTGCAGCACAAATATCTGGTACATTAGACGCGGTCGATACAGCAGGTAGAGACAGAGAATCTGCCTATGTAAAGGTTTTAAAAGGATTAGAGCAAAGACGTGACATTGAGAAATCATTGTTCAAGAACGAAGCTAAATCCGGCTCAGACCCAAGAAAAACTGCAAAACTATTAACATGGATTACTAACGGTAGTAAGCCAAGTGACATGGGTTTTGCAGCAGGTACAGGTGCTGATACCGCAGACGTAACAGGTACAGCAGCAGCACTTACTTTAGCGAAAATTGATGAAGCAATCAAAGCTGCTTACATTGATGGTGGCTCACCAAGTATGCTTTTAATGTCCCCGACAAATAAAGTAAACTTTAGTGGTCTATCTTCAGGTTCAGTTGCAACTAACCAAATCACATCAACAGCACCAAAAGAAGCATCAATCATTGGTTCAGTATCTCTATACTTATCCGACTTTGGTACTTTAGATGCTGTCGTTGACAGACAGGCAACTGATGCTGAAATGTATGTAATTGACAAAGACTATGTATGTCTTGGTTTCTTACCGGGCAGACAGTTTAGTGTGTCAGATGTAGCACCAACAGGTGATACAACTAAGTTTTCAATCATTAGTGAATATGCACTAATCGTGAAAGCACCAAAAGCACACGCAGCAATTATTGGTCTAAACGGCTCATAATACACGAAAGAAGAAAGTGGTGGTTGCTCCCTTGCCACCACTTTCACCATATAAGGGTTTACTATGAAAAAGATTTTATCGACTGACGGCATATCCAAAACAACAACAATGGATTATGATGCCAATAAAGAAGAATACATTATTGAAACTGTTCAGAAGGTTGATGGTATAAAAGACCTTGCCAAAGAACAGTTACAAGAACATCGTGCAGGGGACATGATTGGTAACACACAAAAGCATTGGCAAAAAGTAGGTGAGATACCGAACACAATTTATTATGACTTATTGCAGAAGTTTGGCAGTCCACAACAGAATCCAAAGGAATGGTTTCGGTGGTTGCAAGACAATGACAATAAAGCATTCCGCACAACAAATGGTAGGTTAGTTTAATGGCATTTAGTACATATAGTGATTTAAAAACATCTGTAGCTAATTTCTTGGCAAGAGATGATTTAACATCACAGATTCCTGATTTTATCAGATTGGCAGAAGCACGAATGAGTCGTGAACTTGACGCACGTTCTATGGAGAAAAGAGCAACAGCGTCTACTGTCGCCGGTGATGGGTTTATATCATTACCAACTGATTTAAGAGAGATTAGGAATGTTCAACTAAATACCGACCCTGTAGATACTCTCGAATTTTATACAGTTCAAATGCTTAACACGAACTATGCGGGACAGGGTCAGGGCAAACCAAAAGCATATAGTATCGTAGGTACTGAGATTGCTTTGAAGCCAATACCTGATGCAACATATACATTAGAGATTGTATACGGAGAGAGTCTAACTGCATTAGGTGATACAGTTACGAATAATACAATTTTATTAAGACACCCTGATGCGTATTTATATGGCACATTAATGAATGCTTATACATACCTCATGGACGAGACAAGGGCGACCCAATACGATACTTTATTTACAAGAATTATGAATGAAATAATTCGTGATACCGAAAAAGCACGTTATGGCGGTGTGCTATCAATGAAAACAACTTATAGAGGAAAATAACAATGTCAGCTATGTCAGATTATTTAGAAAATGAAATACTAGACCACATACTTAGGAATGCAGCTTACACACC